ATTTTTTTCCATATTTGGTCATGAGCAATTAATCTATCACGAGATTTTAGTAAAGGAAAATAGACTTTATATTCATCTAATTCCAACAATTCAAAGAATTTAAAAAGTATATATGAATAAGAAAGAAAATTAGTGCGCTCATCAGGACAATATAATAAGAATGGTGCTTGTATTTCTTGAAACATAGTTCTGATCTTTTCTTCAATGGCAGGTGTGATTGTTGGTGGTGGATTTCCATTAAGTCTTGATAAGATATGGGCGGCATTACTATATTAAAAAACAGAATTGTTTAAGTTATAATTTGATATTATCAAATATGGGCTGTATATATAGAATATTAAATATCGTAAATGCTAAATCATATATAGGAATAATAAGAGATATATTTAAACACTCTGAATAAACTCCCATCTCAAATAATCACAAATTTTTTTCCATATTTGGTCATGAGCAATTAATCTATCACGAGATTTTAGTAAAGGAAAATATACCTTGTATTCATCTAATTCAAGTAATTCAAAAAATTTGAATAGTATATAAGAATAAGATAAAAAGTTAGTTCTTTCATCAGGACAATATAATAAGAACGGTGCTTGTATTTCTTGAAACATAGTTCTAATCTTTTCTTCAATGGCAGGTGTGATTGTTGGTGGTGGATTTCCATTCAAACGAGAAAGAATATGTGCTGCATGCTCGTAATATTTAGATTTATTCAGCTTCTTTAAAATCTCTCTTATATCTTTTTCACATAATTCTGCAATATTAACAATTCTTCGTTTTTTAACTTCCATAATAACTTCATTCATAACTTCATCTGGAATTAAAGTAGATTCTTTAGCTTGAAATTGATTCAGAATTTCATTTAAATGATTAATTTTTTTATAAGCATAATTATTTCTTTCTTTTGGTGTATCTCTAAAACTAGGATAATCACTAACAACAAGCATGTTTTCTTCTGAACCACATGTAGGACAAACTAAAATACCTTCTTCAGACAATTCTTCTCTTGCAATATTACATCTATCACAATGCTCTGTAGTCAAAGATTTTTGTTCAGGTTCATTAGAAAAATTTAATTTAAGTCTTGTTGTAAATTCATCAAGTAACTGTTTTTTAGATATTTTTGGTTGTGCGATAAAATTTTGTGGATTCAAGAATTTTACAAATGTATTTTGATCAGCAGGAGTAATTGATAAATTTTGTTGTTTTTCTGTGGAATCATAATATTTTAAAAATACATCAGCATTCTGCGTATAGTAATCTATTAAAGGATTTTCGGTTTGTAGTAATTTTTTAATAGATTTTAATTCTTCTTGTAGTTTTGTAGTATTAATAATTTCTTCTGTTGTAGATGAAATTCTTTCAAGTTCTTCTTCAATTTCTTTTTGTTTTTTCAATAGTTCTTCTTCACATAAAGAATTATTAAAAGAAGAAACTATATTTTTATGAATTGAATCAAGAGTTCCTGAAACTATATCATTAGATTTAGTTCGAGCAGTTTCACGAGATTTCTTTAATCTAAAAATATTAGAATCCATTTTAATTAGTTCTTCCTTAAAACTATTAAAATCCCTAATAACCCTAAAGCAATAAAAACAGGTAAATTAGATTCAGTTTTATTCGTAAAAGATTCTTTGCCAGCACATACAGAAGGATCAACTTTCGTACACAAAGATGTATTAAAATCAGGAGTTAAATCAGTATTTAAAAAATAACTTTGCGATCCATCAGAAGTTTGGCATGTATAACATTCACATGAAGGTGTTCCATCAGATATAAGAGAATTAAATAAGTAAAGTGGATTTAATCCACCAATATCTTCTAAAATACCAGTAATTAATCCAGAAGAAACATTATTTACATAATTATATCTTGGTTGAACTGAACCATCAGGAGCATTACATGTTCCACCAGTATTAACAAAAAATTGATTGCCTAATGGATCGCCATCAATTAAATCATCAACATATCTAACTATAGCAGAAGAATTTCTACCTAATTGACTAAAAGTTCCATCTGAACCAACACCTAAACTATCAGGTGTAGGAATATGATCTGAATAACTATAAGAAGGACCTGTAATATTTGTATCTACATTTGAAGATTTAGCATTTATATTTCCCCATAATGAATTTTTTGAAAGGTCTGCCATTATTTATTACTCTTATGTTTTTCTATATACGTAACAACTTGTTTTCTATATTCGATATTCATAAATACACACGGACGATTTATAACCATCGTTTTAATAGTAGATTCTAGATCGTAATCAAATTTCAAACATACATACATCAAAGAAAGAAAAGCGCTACGATTCATTCCTAATTGACAATGAACAAAGATTGTTCCATTATGTTCCTGCATATATGTGTTCATATATGTTTCAAATAATTTATACCAATCTGTAATATCTGAATTTTCATTATCGTAAGCTTCAATACAGCAATAATTATATGGATAAATAATTCTAAACCATGAAGGTGAAAATTCATCAAATGCACAATTCACAACATATTGAATATCATACTTTTCCATATTTTCAACAGTTAATTGATTTCCTGCTCCAACTATAATTCTTGGATGAATCCTTACTATTGGATCTGTCTTATAATCACTAGGTCGTCTATGTTCGTCCCACATATTCTATTATTGAAAAACGAATTCTTTATCCGTTTTTAAACTTGTATTATGGAGCGTAAAGATTTTCACAATACTCAACTACATTGGGCAACAATTCGACGGCGTGGAAAGGTAATCGCAACTGCTCGCAATACCATTGGTACGCGTGATCGTGGTTGTGGGTGGTCGGATTATTCATTACATGCCGAACGTGCAGTTGTGAAACTTCTAGGGGATCTTTCACAACTACATGGATGTACATTAGAAGTAGTTCGAGTTAATAGACAAGGAGAATATAGAAATTCAAAACCTTGTGCTGATTGTGAAAAGTTTCTTATAAAATGTATGAAAACTTGGGGACTTTTAAAAGTTGTTTATTCAACTGAAGAATCAAAACAAAGCACTTCCGAGTGTTCCAATTATATACGCTAAAAATACCGCAACACCACCTAGAATAGCTGCTCCCATATAAGTAGGTGAGCCTGCCGAATTAAAAGTATTGGGAATGTATTGTAAAATTAGAGAACGAGGAGTAGAAAGAGAAATTAAGATTGCTGCAAGAAAAAATCCTAAATAACCCATAAAATTTTTTACTGCCATTTTAGCTGTATGAAACATATGAGAATTACTTTGTAAGGTGGCAGCAGGTTTATGATTATTTACAACAGGGGCAATAAAAGGATCTCCTCCGCCTGTAACCATCGGTGCGAATGAAGGAGATTGAACTGGAGCATTTCCAAGAAGTTCACTTAAATCAGTTGCACCGTCCATCTTTATTTATCTTATAGTATTTAACATCGAACATCTTCCGCAATATATCTAAAACATTTATTATCAATCTTAACTATTTGCTTTTGAACTTCACCTAAAGACATAGACAATGTAGTTTTTGTTACAAACGGTTTATGAAATAACATAACAACTACACCCAATCCTATAAAAAATGAAAAGAAAGGTATATTTTTTTCATCTTTAAGAACCTTAATAATTTTTACAAGTATCATTTATTTTCAGATGCGACTAAATTAAGAGAGGTCGCTTCTTTTGTACAAGGAACTTCTTCTGTTTTAAATTTAACACATCCTTTACCAGTAAAATAAGTATCTTTATCACCTGGCGTAGGTAAATGCATATCCTTACGCGCAGGAGGAATAAAAACAGAAACAATTAAAAATCCAGTAAGAACACCTACAAAAATCCACTTTATCGATAACATTATTATTATGTATTAAATTTTCTACCAGAACATCCACAAATTGGTATATAAATTATTTGTTGATAATTTGGACTACAACCAACGGATGAAACAAGTTTATTTAATGATCCTTGTCTATTCGTTATTTGAACCTTTTTATCTTGTGATTCTGCTATAACTCTTAATTTTGCTGTATATCTTGCTGAACTCATTTATTTTGGAGCAGGAATAGTTATTTTAACTTTCTTTTTAATTTTAGGTATATAATTATCTTCTTTGGGTTCTTGAGATTTTAACTCGCTAAAAAGTTGCTTCGCTTCCTTTAAGGGAATATCCTTGTATACCATGTCCAATTTCAATTTGAGGAGTTTGTCCATAATCTACTATAGGAACATTTTTTACGGCATTATTCCATGTTCTTGGTTCAAATGGAATCTTTGTTAATTCTTGTTTTGGTTCAGTATCTTTTTTAGACCATAAAAAATATCCAAATGAACAAATAACTAATATTAAAATAACAACATTAAACCATTGTGAAAAAATAGATTGAGCAAAATGTTTTGCTCCTAAAAGACTATTTTCAATTTTTGATACGTTATCTTCAATTAAATGAAACATATTAATAAAGAATAAGAAATTAGGATGTCTTCTTCTAACACAATGATTTATGGTTTTTCTATTATAACAGCAGCAGTTCTTGGATTTGCGGCAATGTATGCTGCTGAAAAAATTTATCCTCTAAGTGGTGGCGGTGTTTCTCCTGCTCCTACTGCTCCTGCTCCTGCTACTGCTCCTGCTCCTGCTCCTGCTCCTGCTCCTGCTCCTGCTCCTGCTCCTGCTACTGCTACTGCTACTGCTACTGCTCCAAATTTACCACCTTTAAATGTTGGTCAAAATTTTGCTGGATGAGCACATGTAAACGGCCTTCAACATAGTGGTGGTTTTACATTTCCTACTCAACTTATAAATTCTAAACATTTCTCTTCTTGAAATTTTAAATCTTCCAATAATTTTTCAATATAAGGATTTATACATCCATGTTTACATATAAATACATCTTTTGTTCGTGTTGCGAATAAAAGACGTATGCATTCATATTGCTCTGTAGGTTTTAATTTACTAAAACATATATGTATTGGAATATCTTTGTAAATTAAATGTTCTCTAATAAGATCCATTATTAAATAGATGTGAGTTTCTGTGAATATGGATTTTGATGGAAAGCATTTAATAGAGAAGGTTCATTACGTTGGACATTAACATCTTGTTGTAAAGGTTCATTATATCTATAAGAACCCATATGTTGAGCACTCTTACTTGTAGCTACCATACCTGAATTAAATCTAGAAGCATCCGCTAAAACATCTTCATCTTTCTTTGTTTGAGTAGAATACATATCAGCACCAACTGAAAATCCGCTATTATTAGGACCCATACCATTCGGTCTTCCTTCTGCTGTTAATTTCATAAATTCTTGAAAAGGTTCTGTAAATGCACGAATATAAGATTCCATTACACCAGCATTAGCATTACCTGAACCCATGTAATCTACAGATGTAGTTTCACGAGCTTGTGATTTCATAGGTTGTTCAGCATATAATTTAGGAGCTGTCTGCGCTCCAACTGCCGTATTTGCTCTATCCATACCCAATAATCCAAATCTATCAGGTCTATTTTTCTTTACATCTGCTTGAATACCAGGGACGGTTACATTATTAGCACCTCTAACCATAGGAGGTTCATATGTTAGTTTAGGATTTGTAACAACTCTTAATTCGTCTGTTGTTCTAGGAAGAGCATATTCACGCATACCATCTTGTTGAAATCCACCTTTAGGAATATTTGTATAACCATCATTTACACCAGGACCAACTTGAACTTGGTCTATAGGAAAAACATTTTTCATATTCTGTCCTGTAACCATACGCGATTGCATAAAATCAGTTTCTATTTGATTACCAAATGGATTACCTGTTCCAGGTTTAGCGTCAAAAAATGATCTCACCTCGGTTTTTTGATGATATTCTTTACCTGCTCCTGTATGCATATCTAAAACATGATTTGTTGCCCCTGAATACATAGATTGAGTTTGATTTGCTCCAAAAAATGGAACTTCATTTGAATGACCTTTAGATTCTTGTGTATGAATGATATGATCTATATGTTCTTCTGTAGGACGACCTTGTAATTCACCACTTACAAAATTCTCTACAGGTTTTTCATCATTTTTAGCAACTAAATATCCAACTGCCCCTAATCCAATTAATAAAGCAAGTTCTACCATCTTTGTTATTACTTTTCCTTTTTAATTCTTGCTGAAATAGGCGGACGAGGAAAAAATGCTTGAGGTTTATGAAATAACCAATTCATTTTACGATGCGTTTGATCAGTTTCACTTGAAATTTTAGGTTGTATTACTGGAGCGAATGGAATTTCATTCTCGCCAGGAACATAAACTTTACGAGTTATAGGACTATCTAAAGAATAATTATTCATTTACTTAATTACTTTTTTTAATTTCTGTAGGAACGCCATGTGATTGTAAATTCCATTCAGACCAACCATCTCTATTAAATGGAGATACATTCATCTTCTTTATCATAGATTTGAATTTATTCACCATCTTTTGAAATTCATTTGTATCTGTTCCAGGTAAAGGTAAAGGTAATTTAATATTTGTATTTGAAGGTTTTACACCAAAACAATTTACTCCAAATTTAGTGGATGGATCGAAATAACCACCATTTACACCAGGACGACCACATCCTGTTCTTTGAGATTCATTTGCTTCCATTTGTAAAGCTTTCCATGTAGCATCTTGTGTAGGAAATAAAGCCATTCCACCTTGAGACCATCCATAACCACACCATTCTGCGCCAGTAGAATAAGCAGTTTGAATTTGGTCGTAACTAGCTAATTCTGAATCATATGCGGCACATACTGCTGCCGCTTCATCATATGTATAATCATTACCACTTACATAAAACACTTCAGGTTTTTGAATATTTTTTGCTGTCATTACAGGAACAGAAGGGGCAGGAACAGGTGTTTTTTCAAATAAACCTATATCAAGACCGCCATCTTTTATATCAACTTTTAAATATCCTAATTTTATAAAAACTTGATACAAAATATATCCTAAAACAAATATAACTAATACACTAATAATACTTTGAGTTGAAATAAAAACAAATAACCCTAAAACAACAACGCCAACTATTCCTATTAAAATCATTGTTCCAGAATCTATCATCCTTCCTTGTTAATTTTCTAGGCGATAATAAATTAAGAGTCGCATATTCGAACTAATAGGAAATTGTTTAGGACCATGTTCTATAATTCTTGTATCATCCAAGGTAAACCATGATGATCCTGGAGGAGGATTTCGACCATAAGACCACCAATGTCCACCATTCCAACAAGTTACACCTATCAAAGCATATTCTTTTTTATTTAAGCTTAGAATACTTGGATATTCAATACTACCAGGAACAGAATCTTTATGAAAAAGCATTATTTTAGGGAATGAACCAATAAGCTGTTGTTTTTCACATCCTTTATTAGAACATTTTTCACATTTCCAATCATCTATTACAAGAGTTTTTACAATTTCAGCAATACAATGAGTTAAAGAAAGATTATTATTTAAAGGTGTTACTTCAAATTCAATAACAGAATCTTCTTTTAAAGAATTAAAATCGCAGTTTTTACATTTTATGGAGTGTGCTACTTTAAATCTACAAAGGTTATCAAGAAAAGGTATTTTATCACATAAAAAAGTAAAAAGTTCATGTGAATCACCTGTTCCTCTTCCTGCAGGCATATTTGAATCATCTTTTTGTGATACTCTAATCGCTTCAAATAATTCTTTTAATCCAACTGAACCTTTAGAATTCCAAAGTTGATAAAGACATTGGTCAAACACATTATCTTTATCAAACTCATTATTTGAATATCTTTGTTGTAATTCAGGTATTCTAAATATTAATTGAAGACATGCATTAATCCAACAACTTCCACCAAAATTATTTAAAGGAAACATCTTTATTTAATGGAACTTAGAGAAATCTGTTAAAAAGGGTTGAGGAGGTCCTTCAGTTGGAAATGCCTTTTTTAAATCAGGATTAAATTGATAAGTATCATCGGAAGTATCATCGGATTGATGTTTACCAGTTGTATTATTATGTTTACTAGATGAATGTTTTGCTCCAGGAGGACCCTGATATTCAGGGCCATAAATATCAGGATATACACTTGATGCTGAATCTCCTCCATTTTTATTAGTTTTAGGTGGAGCAGGTTCAACTTTCGGAGCTTTTGGACCCATTATAGGTGCTTCTGATGCATAAGGTTTAGAAGGTTTTTTAGTTCCTTCAGATCCAAATGTCTTTAATGTAGAAATTAAATCTGAATTTGTCATATGTTCTCGAGAACTCCAAAATAAAAGAATTATTGCAACGATTACTAAAATAAGTTTCCACATATTTTATAAGATGTTAAGACGATATATTCCAGGAAAAGGATTTATTAATTTAGGTGTTAAAGATAACAAAGCAAAAATTATAAAAACGTATTCAACTATAAGTGGTATATGTCAATTAGGTTCTCAAAGTTGGAAATCACGTATTGGATGTTGTGAAACTATTTCTCATTGTTATTCATTGCCTAATTTAGACGGTGGAGAACCTAATTCATTCCAAACTTTTTCTATAGATGGTGGAAGGCCAACATCAATTCAAATATGTTTTATAGATGGAGGTAAAACCTAATATAAATATAATAAAATGTCTTATACGAAGATTCAACTTCGTAGAGGAACTCAGAGTGGATGGACTGGATCATCTCAACCATTGGCACAAGGGGAATTGGGTTATGCTACTGATACAGGACAAATAAGAATAGGTCAAGGACCTAATGGTTCATTATGGAAAGATTCTTTAGTTATTGGAGGAGGACCTCAAGGCGCTGTTGGAAATACTGGACCTGACGGAAAGACTGGACCTGATGGGAAAACTGGTCCTGACGGAAAGACTGGACCTGATGGGAAAACTGGATCTGATGGGAAAACTGGTCCTGACGGAAAGACTGGACCTGATGGGAAAACTGGTCCTGATGGAAATACTGGACCTGATGGAAAAACTGGACCTGATGGGAAAACTGGACCTACTGGTGATTTCATTGCTCGTGGGAATTATTTGACCGTTGATTCTGTATATGGTGATAATACACAAGCATTACTATCTCCTTCAACAACTGCTTTCAAAACTATTGGTGCGGCATTATCATACAGACTAGGAATAGTAGGAGACACATCTCAAAAAACTGTATTTGTATATCCTGGAACGTATTATGAATCTATTACAATTCCTCCTTATACTGCAATTAGAGGTTCATCAACACAAACTACTTTTATTTCTTTGACTGGTCCTACAGGTCCAACAACATTAGTTACAATGGGTCAACAAACTCGTATTGAAGATTTAACAATGACTTTATCTTCTTCTTCAAATACAGGTCCATTAACTGGTATTTTATTTCCCAATAATACATCAACTTCCGCAAAAGTTAGAACATGTGTAGCAAACGTTACTTATAATGGTGGTGGTCCGGAATGTCCTTTAATGTATGGCGTATTGGTTTCTGATACTACAACGCCAAAAACTTATTCTCCTGCTGATGCGATACGAGGAATAACAATTAACGTTTCATCCAATAGCACAGGACCTACAGGGCCATATGGTATTGATGTAATTGGAACATCATATTTTGGTGTTCGTGATTCAAATATTTATTGTACAGGTCCTACTGGACCCAATGGACCTAATGGTATTGCTACAAATAATACTGGATGTTTTTCTACTTATAAACATTGCTCTATTGCAGGTTCGTTATATGATCTTATACAACAACAAAGTCCTACTGGAACATCAACCATTCAATTAACTGCAACAGATTTAATTAATGCAAATGCTAATGGAAATGGATTTACTGTTAATACAGAACCAGCACATTTATATTTTTGTTTAGGTTCACAAATAAGTTATACCGGTAGTGGATCAGAAGTTCCTACTCCTACTGGAACATATTATTTACATGCTGGAACAAATCCTGCTAATTTTTCAGGTGGTATTGTAGGATATCCTTTTGTTCAAAGAGTTATTGTGTTTGAAGGATTAGTAACAACAACTCAAGGATTAACTGGTGCACAAGGTGTTAGTGTAAACTTTTATAAATCATCAAGTTCTAATGTATTAGGAACACTATTCGCAGGACCTTTAGTAATTGATTCTACAACTCCAGTTGCTAAATTCCAAAATAAATCTGCTACATTTAATCCTTTAACTGATTACTTACAAGTTCTATGTGGTGTTACTGGAGCAAACTTAACAGCAGGAAATGATGTTCTTGTTGGTGTAGGGTTATATTAATTTATTTTAATGTAAATAAATATAAAGTTTGATTTAGATCTGATAAAATTTCATCACGAATATTTAATAAGTCTGTATCTGCAGATTTATTTAATAATTTAGGTAATGAAGTAGAAAGCCATTTAATATATTGCTTTAATAAGGCAGTAGCTTCTTTATCATGAAAATTTCTTAGTTTTATAGATGAACTAGTAGAGAATTTAGGACGACCATATTTTCCAATATAAACTTCAACAAATTTATCAATATTTGTATCTAAATTAGTAACTAATTCATCTGTAGCTTTATGACGAGGAAATGAAAGAGTTTCCCAGTGATAAAGTTTTACTTGATCACGTAAAGTCATCATTGCAACAATAAGTTGTGAAGACATTTCTTTTATATTTAACTTTGAGAATTATAATGAACTTAAATATTATTGGGATATCTGTAATCTCAATAGTATTTTTATTTCTTGGTTATTTTGTTTGGAATTCACCAAATCCAAAACTTATTCCATCAGTTCCAGGATTTTTAGTAGCAATAGATACTGGAAAAACGCATCATATACAATCTAAAACTGGCGACGCATCTATGAACACAGAATTAAAACGTAGAAGAGCAATTCAAACTGTTGGAAAACAAAAACATAAATTCAATGCTCTGTTAGGATCTGCAAGTGGCGTAATAGAAACATACTTTATTACTGGAATTTGTTCTTGTCCTAAGTTTATATGCCCTCCTAATTTAGATATTATTTTTGATGGTGGCGGTGCATATGATGAATATTGCCCTATTCATGGAAATAATAATTATGACGCAGGTGGATCTAATACAAATGTATGTAATATTCCACTCAGACCCGATATTATTTTTTCTGGAGGTGGGGTGTCGGATGATTATTGTCCGATTGAAGGTACAGATAAATATGATGGAGGAATGGCTCAAACAAGAGTATGTGATATTTAATAAATGGCATGCCCTCCTAGCAATGTTAAGTTTCAATTAAGAAGAGATACATATACGAATTGGCGTACGACCAATCCTGTATTAGCAAATGGAGAACCTGGTTATGAAACTGATACAAATAGGTTAAAAATTGGTAACGGGTATACACGTTGGAATGATTTACAATATTTAGACAGAGGTGAAGGTGTTGAGGGACCAAAAGGAGATACTGGTCCTACTGGATCTACTGGTCCTACTGGTCCTACTGGTTCTATTGGATCTACTGGATCTACTGGTCCTACTGGTCCTACTGGATCTACTGGTCCTACTGGTTCTACTGGTTCTACTGGTTCTACTGGTTCTACTGGTTCTACTGGTTCTACTGGTTCTACTGGTTCTACTGGTTCTACTGGTTCTACTGGTTCTACTGGTTCTACTGGTTCTA